GGATTTAACAATTACAGGCTATTCCTCCATGCTTTGCATGAGGGAATACACAGGGAGTTTAACATACGATTTGACTAATGGCGTGTACCAGATTCCCTTAAGGTACCGGGTTATGGCGTGTAAATCATAGGTATGTAGGTTCGGGTAGTAGACGCTCTAGTCATTTTCAATTCCGCTTCTATGGGCAGGAACTGATTGCATTTAGGGCAATACGGTTTATCAATTTCAATTTCATCCCCGTCAAAGTATTCAAGATGATGTAAGCGATATTTGGGCGGGTTGCTCCAGTTAATTAAATTACCACATTCGCAAGTAAAGGAGAAATTAGGATTTTCCTCTGTCATGGAAGTAACATCTAACATTTCACGTTCATATTCCATAACGAAATTATAACATTCTTTCTCTTAGATTGTCAAATTATTTAGCGAGCAAGGATTAAAAACAAGGAGGTAAATGGAAATAACAGTTGGAAAACTCTTAGAAGTTGGGGGGCAATTACAAAGGGAAATACAAGAAGGTCTCAAATTGATAGAGACTTGTGATGATTTAATAAAAGCATACAACACCAAGATTGAGAGTATAAAAAAACTCTGTGGTCAAGTGGTGGATTTATGCAATGGAATAAATCTTTTAGCAAGTAAGAATTAAGGAGGTAAATACAAATGGGAACACATATTTCAGGAAAAGCGGGGTCGGTAGCGTCCCCAACCACTGTTGCAGGAATTAAGTCCTGGACACTAGATTACACGGTCGATACCTTAGAAACAACTGACTTTGCCGATGCAGGCGTGCGATCCTACATCGTGGGTTGCAGCGGATGGTCGGGAAGCTTCGAGGGCTTTAAGGATGCCGCGCCACAGGCTTTGACGACAGGAACATCAGCAGTTAATGTGCAATTACTAGAATCAGCTACTTCGAACCAACACTGGTATGGTAATGCTTTCATTACAGGCGTCCACGCTAGTGCAAGTTTTGATGGCATAGTTACTTACAGCTATGATTTTCAGGGCACTGGTGCGTTACACGTAGCTTCAGCATAAGGAGGTGAATGATGGGAACACATATTAGCGGGAAAAACGGTGGAATATACAGCGAGGCACTCGTGGTGGAAAATTGTGAGGATACATGGGAAGAAGGCACTCCGACAGGCTGTACAGATGAAGCAATAACGGACTGCAAGGTAGGCACTTATGCTGCCAGAGTTACAACAGATGCAACTGCTATTGCTGACCAGGTACTTATGTCTGAGGTGATTCCTGCGGGGGCTGCTAGAGACCTTTCGACATATCAAGCAATTATCTTCTGGGCTAGGTCAAATGTAGCCGCGCTTACTGCGGATGACCTTAAATTACAGATAAGTGAATCAGCACTTTGCGCTACCCCAGCGGAAAGTCTAGCTTTACCAGCTTTAACGGCAAATACATGGCAATGGTGCTTTGCTCTGTTTACGGGCGGTACTACCACCCGTGATGTAATCATATCTGTTGGGTTGTATCAAGATACCGATTTGGGCGTGGGCACTTTTGACATTGATGATGTCGAGGCATTGAAGGAAGACCAGGGCATCAAGTCATGGACTTTGGATTACACATCAGACACGCTTGAGACCACGGACTTTGCAGACACGGGCACCAGGTCTTACATTGCTGGATGCAATGGTTGGTCGGGGAGTTTTGAAGGATTCAAGGACGGAGCACCTTTAAGTATAGGTTCTGAAGTCTATCTGGTTCTTGGTGAAACCAACACAGCGGGTCAGCAATGGATAGGCAAGATTGTAATAACGGGCGCACATGCAAGTGTCAGTTTTGATGGACTGGTTTCATACAGCTACGACTTTACGGGAAATGGAGAGCTTCAAGTTCCTTCAGTGTAATACTTTAGATGACAAAGACATTCTAAAAATGACAACAGGGAAAGTCGGGGCTTTTTTCGTTGGCGATGAACAGATAGGCGGCTTCTTTGATTGGAGCCTAACGATAAATCTGGCTAGTGGCATTGATGGGAATTTCAGGACTCATCGAGTGGCAAGCTGGAGCGCTATTGCTAACGCATACTGGTTTGAACGTAAACTTTATGATGTGGAGGCGAGGTTCTTCAGCGATGCCACAGACCACTATTGGAGCGGGAAAGTAAAGCTGGGTTTATACCGATTTAGAACCAATGTGTTTATCAAGGAGCCGCTGGAGTTTCATGGAAACGGCGTGCTGGAGGTCAAATCATGGTTAAGGAGTTAGAAAATCGATAAGGAGCAACTGACAGGCATCGTATTCCTAGCACGGAAACTCCATTGGTCAAGAGAAGAAATTGGGAAACTATCTCCGAATCAGTTCCAAACTCTATTAGAGGAATTAACGTTCCAAGAACAACAAGAGGAATACCAAAGAAACCATCGCGTGGCTTCCTTGATGGCAACCATTATAAATTGCACGCCCCGGAAGGAAACACGTCGGTATAAAGCAGCAGATTTCATAGGAAACCCGCCACAGAGGGAAGATAATATCTCCCCCCTGCAATTAGCCAAAGATAAGGGATTGAAAATCCCCGAAAAGGAGGATTAAATTGGAAAATGTATTAACAGAAGCAACGGGCAAGGAAATAGTCCTGGATGGGAAGACCTATAAATTGTCACCCTTAAATCTTAATACTATGGCTGAACTAGAGAAGGCTTTTGATTGCAGTCTGGACAAACTTATGGATAAGTTTGGGGACAAGCAAGCCTCAGCTTTTAGATTATTGCTGTTTACCTTGCTTCGAGAAAATCATCCAGAATTAACCTTGGAACGTGTAGGTGAAATCGTGCCGATAGAAAGATTGGCCGAATTATCAGAGTTGATAGCTAGTGTAATGACTGCGAAATAATAGAGGTTAAAATATGGCAATTGGAAACGTTCTAGGCGAGCTTGTTGTCAAAATTGGCGCAGATGTAGCAGATCTTCAGAAAGGCTTGGGCGAAGCCGAAAAGAGTGGTGAGGGATTCGCTGCAGGCTTTGAGAAGCACCGCAAGACAATTGGCATTGCCATGACAGCGATAGGCACTGCCATTGTCGGCACCGCTGTTTTGTCTATTAAAGCCTATTCTGACATGGGCGATGAAATTCAGAAGATGGCTATGAAGACAGGATTCTCCACGGAAGCCTTGTCTGAGTGGAGGCACATGGCCGAATTGGGAGGAACATCCCTGGGGACTGTGGAAAAGGCCATTAAAATAATGGCGAACACGCTAGAAGATGCCACTGATGAATCCTTAAAAGCTAGTATTGAAGCATTAAAGGGGGAAACTGGAGCTGCTAGCAAATTAACTGAGGCTAATGAAAAGTTAAATAAGGCAGTTGAAGCGTTAACAAACCGCAAAGCCGAATTAAATAAACAAATCGAATCAACATCAGCCAAATTGGCCCTGGCAAACCAAAAGTGGGAAGAAACCACCAGAGCAGCGGAGAAAGCGGGCAAAGCCCTCCCCGAAAGTGCTCTTATGCAGCACAAAATAACTATTTCAGAATTAAAGGATAAATTAAGCGATTTAGGAACAGAATATGATGGCATAGATACTAAAATTGAAGGTACTAAAGCACAAATAAAAGACGCTAGTGCTCAAATTGAAGCGGGTGTTCCCTCATTAGGGATATACGCTTTAGCGTTCCAAAAATTAGGTATCACCCTTGAGGAGTTAAAAGGCAAAACGCCTGAAGAAACCTTTAATATTCTTACTCAGGCTGTAGCTAAGATAGAAGACCCGTTGCAACGGTCAGCCTTAGCAATGGATATATTTGGTAAATCAGGGACTGAGTTATTACCCATTTTGGCTGAGGGAGTTGAGGGTATGGCAGCCCAAAGGCAAGAGGCTCACGATTTGGGGGTAGTTTTTGACCAAGAGGCTGCTGATAAGGCAGCCAAGTTCAATGATGCCAATACAAAGCTTCAGACTAGTTTAATGGGTATCAAGATGATAATAGCGGATAAATTGATACCAGTTCTTATGCCTCTGATTGATGGGATAACCAGCGTGGTTAAGAAGGTCGGCGATTGGATGAATGCACATCCCGAACTCACAAAGGTAATCTTGATTGTCGTAGGAGCAATAGGTGGCTTAATGTTAGTTTTAGGCCCGTTATTGCTTATATTGCCAGGGTTAATAACGTTATTACCATTTTTAGGGGTGGCTTTTAGTGCCGCCTTGGGTCCAATAGGACTGATTATACTGGCCATAATGGCCATCATAGCCATAGTGATTTTAGTAAAGAAACACTGGACGGAGATTAAGGCATTTGCCATAAAGATTTGGAACGCGATTGCAGGGTTCTTTAAAAAAGTGGGCGAGACGATTAAGAAAATCTTTCTCAATATGACACCAATAGGCATAATAATAGGTCACTGGGAAGAGATTGTAGACTTTGTCAAAGGCGTCCCTGACAAAATTAAGGGGTTCTTTACTGGCATCGGGGATAAAATAGGCGGATTCTTTAGTGGCCTAAAGGACAAAGTATCTCGCCATTTCGATGAGACGACTGCAGCGGTTCAAGGCGTGCCTAGCAGGATTGCTGGGTTCTTCAGCGGTATAAATGAAAAAATCTCTCCCCATTTTGAGGGCGCCAGCACGGCGATTGTAGGTATACTAGATAAACTAGGTGTTGATACTGAAGGGATTTTAATCGCCATGAAAGCCAAATACGATGAATATGGCGGAGGCATCAAGGGCACTTTCATGATGTATTTCGAAGGTATTAAGACAGCCTTGGTAGGTACTGATGGGAAATCAGGCATATTGGGAAAGTTGGGCATTGATACTGGAGCGATTTTAGCCACTATGAAGACTACTTTTGAGACTGAGGGCGGAGGGATTAAAGGTGCTTTTCTAGCGGCTTTATCAGGCATTGGTACAGTTCTAGGCCAGTTAGGTATTGATATTCAACCTCTTAAAGATGCTTGGAATTGGTTAAAAACCAATGCTAGTGTGGTTTTTGATGCGACCAAGACTGCCCTATTTGATACGGTAAAGAATGCTATTGATGCCCTAAAATCTGCCTGGGAATGGATAAAGAGTAACCTAAGCCAGACCCTAAACTTAGCAAAGTCAGCAGTTTTTGATACTGTGATGGTTGCTGTGGATGCTGTGAGGGCAGCATGGACTTGGGTAAAGGATAACTTTACACAAACTTTAAGTTTAGCCAAGACGACACTCTTTGATACCGTGCAAACGGCCATAAACGCCGTGAGAACGGCATGGGAATGGTTGAAAACTAATTTTAGTGTAGCTTTTGATTTAGTTAAATCAACCGCCTTTGATACGGTTAAAACCATCGTGGACGCCCTAAAAACAGCGTGGGAGTGGGTTAAGGCAAATGCTTCAGCCACTTTTGATTTAGTTAAGACGGCGGTCTTTGACACCGTGAAAACTGCTGTAGACGCTGTTAAAACCGCTTGGGAATGGATAAAAGGTAATTTAAGTCAGACTTTAGGTTTAGCAAAATCAGCAATCTTTGATACGGTAACAACTGCCGTAGACGCCCTGAAGACTGCCTGGACTTGGGTTAAGGATAACCTATTGCAAACTCTGAGTTTAGCTAAATCAACCGCTTTTGATACCGTTAAAACCATCGTGGACGCCCTAAAGGTGGCTTGGGAATGGATAAAGAGTAACCTAACTCAGACCCTAGACTTAGCTAAATCCACTGCTTTTGCCACGGTAAGTAGTGCTGTTGATACCCTTAAATCAGCTTGGGACTGGGTTAAAACCAATCTTAAACAAACATTAGACTTAGGCAAAACTGCCTTATTTGATACTGTAACAACCGTCGTAGATGCACTGAAGGTGGCGTGGGGATGGTTCTCCGACAAACTAAAATGGACGCTGGACTTGGCCAAATCAACCGCCTTTGATACTGTAAAGACGGTCGTAGATGCGGTGAAAGAAGCATGGAGTTGGTTCTCAGACAAACTAAAATGGACACTAGATTTAGGTAAGACAGCCCTATTCGATACGATAAGCACTGCAGTGGACACCGTGAAGTTGGCTTGGAGTTGGTTCTCCGACAAGCTGAAGTGGACGCTAGACTTAGGCAAATCTGCCCTATTTGATACCATTAGTACAATGGTAGATGCCTTGAAGACGGCTTGGGGTTGGTTTTCAGATAAACTAAAGTGGACTTTGGATTTAGCCAAAACACTTACCTTCGATACCGTAAAAACCGTTGTAGATGCTTTAAAAACAGCATGGGAATGGATAAATACTAATCTAAAAATAACCTTAGACTTAGCTAAAACTACCCTATTTGGTACGGTAAGCACGGCAGTAGATACCTTAAAAACGGCCTGGGAATGGGTTAGGACAAATAGCTCTGCGACCTTAAGTTTACTTAAAGGAGTATTATTTGATGCTGTGGCAACCGCCGTGCAAGCCGTGAAAGACGCCTGGGATTGGTTAAGGACATGGGGGCCTGGCTCCGTAACCCTCGATTTAGTCAAAGGTACAGTGTTTGATGCGGCGGTAACTGCCGTGCAAGCCTTAAAAGATGCTTGGGCATACCTACAAGGCAATTCCTCTCTCACACTCAGTGCTGCTTACGAGTTCGTAAAAGATATAGTCAACCCTGTTCTATATGGGCTAAATAGTCTCATAACTGGCCTCAATCTCTTCGTAGTTGGTGGCATTAACTGGTTACTGTATTATATAGCTATGACTATTTGGTGGGCTAGTTTAAAAACTGTCTCTATTCAACCGACTTATATGACGGAAATCCCATACGTCCCATACCTCGCTAAAGGTGGCATTGTATCTTCCCCGACACTAGCACTGCTAGGTGAGGCAGGCCCTGAAGCAGTAGTGCCGTTAGGCGTGGGCACAAGAGGAGCTGAAATCACTATAAATTTAACTGGCAATACTTTCCTAGGCAACGAGGCCGAGGCTAGACGGTTTAGTAGAATGATTATGCAATATATCCGAGAGGAGACAAGAAATCTTTACGGCTCCCCCGCATTTTAATACCTTGTATCTTTCCCACTCACAAGAAATGGTATGGGATGACCTCGCCCTATCATTACATCGGAAAAACAATAACAGGGGCGAATTTTCGCATCGTGGTGCGAGTCAAAGGCAATAAATGATGATATAGGGAGGCACGCTTTTGCCTAGTCTAATGGTTATTGAGGAAATAAATAATGCCTGATATGAAAATACAAAAGGTAACTGACCCAGCCAAGATTGTTACTGACCCTGCATTGCTTTCCGAGTTGGCGAAGCAAGGGATAGACAAAGATTTTGTAGAGTTATCACAGGATTATGCCTCTGCTTATGTCAATGACAAGAGAATAAAAGGGCAATCTCCGTATGCCAAATTCTACCGAGACCTGAAAAGTAACAAACAGTTCATGGTAGTCTCTGGACTTCCAATGGTGGACGCTGATGGAGTTAAAATTGAATGTGGCTGGCGGGTAGCAGGCATAAACTACTTTTCTGAGAAAAATAACCTATTCCGAGCCAAAGTTCAGGGGACAGATATTGAGTTAGTAGTCAGGAATGACCAGCCAGATGGTAAAAAAGCTAATGATAGGTTATCTTACAAACCTCAGTTATTCCTTAATAGTGTAGAGCAAATCTGCGGGCACTCTACCCTCTTACCAGTTGACCCTGTGAATCCTAACTATCTTGAGAACACCCTTGAGTGGGATTATGGTATTGCCAAGCGAAGACTCAGGATTATTGAAGGGCAGATACAAGGTAGTTGGATATTCCCTGTAAATCCTAATGGTGAAGTCAGGGTCAAGTATAACCAAACTGGTGACTATAGGCTTAGACTAGGGCAATTCAAGGTTAATGATGATGAGGAGATAATATCCACCTCTGTCTTCGCTTCTGCAGAATATCCCTTTACAGTTTCAGATTCTGCAACCTACTATCCTGATGCTCATATTGAGACAACAAGTGTGGATGGTCAGGCTGCACATATAGGTGCTGATAACTGTAGTTGGGCAACTGTCAGGGATGGAGCAGGGAATGATGTATCTGATTCCGATAGCGTTGGCCAAGCGCTGGTGGCTAATGGTTCAACCTCCCTTTATCGCTATATATACAGACCTATTATTCTTTTTGATACTTCAGGATTACCAGATACTGCCATTATATCAGCAGCTACTTTATCTGTATGTGGACAGGATAGATATCATCAGATTACAGCAAATCCAGCTGTTAACGTGTATTCATCCAATCCCGCATCCAATACCGCTCTTGCTGCAGGTGATTTTGATAGCTTAGGAACAACTGCCTTAGCTACGGCGATAGCCTACAATGATTGGGTTCTTTATACGTACAATAACTTCACCCTAAATGCGGCTGGTATAGCTGTTATACCAACCTCTCCAGCAAATGCTTGTGCTAAATTTGGATTACGGGTAGTTTATGATGCTACGAATAATGCTCCTGGTTGGGTTGGTAACACTTATTACGATGGCCTTTTCCTCTATTTCTCCGAGCAAGGTAATGGCTATAAACCTAAACTGGTAGTTACTTACACAGCAATCGTAGCTCCCACAGTTACCACTCAAGCAGTAACTGCTATAACCACAACCACAGCGACTGGTAACGGAAATATCACCGCTACGGGTGGTGAGAACGCTAGTGCGTGGGGAACTTGTCTTGCCACAACTGCAAATCCGACTACGGCGGATACGGTTGACGCTGGCTCAGGAGCAGGGGGGGTAGGAGCTTTTACCACTTCAATAGATAGTCTAGCCAGCGCAGTAAAGTATCATGTTAGAGGCTATGCCACAAATTCGGCAGGCACAAGTTATGGTGCTGATGTAACTTTCATCACGCTAGTAACTTTTACCATGCAATTAGGTTTAAATTCTATATTAGCAAGAGGTTTTCAAGCTTCACCTGACATCATTGCATCGCTAGGTCTTAATTCTATATTGGCAAGAGGCATGCAGACTTCACCTGATATTACCATCCCAGTGGGGTTATCTAGTAATTTGACAAGGGCTATTGAAGTCACGCCTGATATTTCTACTCCGCTTGGGTTATCAAGCAATTTAACCAGGAGCATTGAAGTCACGCCTGATATTTCGGCACAGGTTGGGTTATCAGGTATTTTGTCTAGGATAATTGCAGTAGAGCAAACTATAAAAACCGCCATTGGGCTGGTTACCAATTTATACAGAGACTATTTTGAATTATTTTCAACAGCACTTGGCTTGAATACATCCTTATCACGACAGATAGAAAGCACGCGTGGGATAACAACTCAGGTAGGTTTATCTTCTTTTCTAACAAAGCTCATTGATATAACGCCGCCTCTTAAGGCTGTTGTTGGCTTAATAGGAACGCTAAAGCACGCAACCGATAGCTTGTTAAAGCAAGCCGTAGGTTTAGTAGGAACTCTAACAAGAAATACAGAATCTAACCCGTCTGTTTCAACCCAAGTAGGATTAACTCCGTCATTAACTCAGGAAACGGGAATTCAAATTCTTGCCAAAGTAGGGTTACCTAGCTTTCTAACCCGAACAATTGAGACCAACCCTACGCTTTTATCAGCCGTTGGCCTTGTGGGGACATTATTAAGGGCAATTGAATCTTCCCCTCTTATTGCCACTGCTGTGGGGTTAGCGGGCAACTTAAGGCACGCTACAACTTCTATCCTCTCGACGGCGACAGGACTAATAGGTAACCTGAAGCACGATACTGCCAGTTTATTGAAGCAAACTTTAGGCTTGAATGCCAGCTTAACAAAGAGTATAGAGACAAGTCCCGATGTGACGACACAGATAGGCTTGAACGCCACAATGATTAAGGAAGTGGGAATCGGGATTCTGGCTAAGGTTGGCTTGATAGGCACGCTGTCCAAAGTATATGAATTTATACGGACACTTCTAGCCAAGGTAGGTTTAGCACCGACACTGTCCAGAGCAATTGAAGTTACCCCCGATATGGCAACGCAAATCGGGTTGGTAGGCTTCATAAGATTCCTGGGTCTTGCCGAACTTAAAATATATGTAGACTGGAACAATGATGGCGACTTCGCTGATGCTTACGATGACATTACATCAGATGTCAAATATCTGACTATCCGCAGGGGGCGCAGCTCAGAGCTAGGCGTTGCCGAGGCGGGCACGCTTGAATTGAGATTAACCGATCCTGATAGGAAATACTCTCCCGAAAATGCTAGCAGCGTTATTGTAACTAGCGGTGGTAGTCTATTGCCTAAACGCCCGATAAAAGTTACCGCAAGTTTGGGGGGCGTTGTCTCCCTCTTCTATGGCTACTTAGAAAATCTGATATGCCATCCGAGCTATGATGAGCAAGAAACATATCTCTATGCAATAGACGGGCTTGATTTTCTGTCGCGTGCTGAGATTTCATCCACATTGTATAAGAACCAAGCAACAGGAGCTTTAGTAGGCAGTATATTAAATAGCGCTGGCTGGCCTGCGGGCACTAGAGACATTGATACAGGGCAATTGACTGTCCCATTCGGATATTGGGACAGCACAACAGCCAAAAATGCCATAGAAGATTTGCAAAAGAGCGAGTTCAAATCCTTTGCCTATATTGACAATCGGGGTTATTTTTGCTGGGAAGATGGTATCTACCGCGATTCGGCAGTTTCCAAAGCTACTTTTGATAACGATTATCAAGACATAGGCTATGAATATGGGGCAAAATCCATTTATAACGAAATTAGGGTAACATTCAGGAAATGGGAGCTTCAACCGTTAGCTGAAATCTGGAGGTTAGAGGAAGTTCCTTCTATTGTCGCAGGGTCTCCCAAGACCTTTTGGGCTAGTTTTGCAGACTTAACAGATTCTATCACCACGCCTGTAAGCACCACAGATTACTTAGCAAACACGCAAGCCGACGGGCTTGGCATTGATAAAACCTCTCAAATATCAATAGTAATTACGAAATTTGCCCAATCGGCAAAGCTGGTGGTTACAAACAGTATTGGGACTGTGTATCTAACTCTTTTGAGATTGCGTGGTGAGTTGTATGATTCTAAATCTTCCGTTACAGCTAAAGCGGAGGATACTGGAGTCGGCAGTTCGCAAGCGAAATATCAAAAGAGGACGCTGACCATAGAAACGAAATTCCTGACTGATGCCGTTGTGGCACAAACTTACGCTAATGCTGCATTGGCAAAATACAAAGACCCACAAGCGGATGTTACTTTAACCTTAATAGGAACCCCAGAGGGCATGAGCGACCAACTTATTCAACGGCAAGTTTCCGATAAAATTAGAGTCATAAATACCAGGCTAGGCTTGGACAAGGAATTTTTCATAGAACAAGTTACTTACAATTTCAGCGAGGGGAACAAAAAACAACAGGCCACATGGGTGTTGAGCGAGGCATAGTATGACAGTAAAAATATATTTCGACCCAACAGGGAAATTGGTGGTAGATAATGCAGGGACAGCAAGTGCAGCATGGTTAGCAAGACGCTCTCAGATTGAATTATGTGTAGATAGATTAACAGCAGGAACGATAACCTCAAAGATAATTACGCTAGGAGTTACGGATACTATGGGTGATGTTAAAATTCAAGCAGGGAAAACTGATTTCACCAACACCGAAACTGGATTTATATTGGGCATGGATGACAGCGATTCCAATTATCCTAAATTCTATATCGGCAATACAACAGCATATCTAAATTGGACAGGTACTGCCTTAAATATAGCGGGGGCTATTTCGGCAGGGACAATTGATATTGGTGGTGATGACGCTACTTCTTTCCATGTCGATGCCGATGGAGGCATTTGGTCTGGAGCGTCAGTTGCAAACAAAGCGACAGCACCGTTTAGGGTAAGTAATGCGGGAGCGTTAGTTGCGACTTCAGCAACTATTACAGGAGCGATTACTTCCACATCAGGGACAATAGGTGGTTTTACATTATCTGCAACCGCTCTTTACGCGGGAACTACGACAACAAGAATACAACTGGATACCTCGGCTGGTATTCATTTGGGAGCAACCGCTTTTGCCGATGCTCCCTTCAGAGTCTCCTTAGCGGGGGCGTTAGTAGCCACAAGCGCCACGGTTACAGGGGCAATTACAGCTTCGTCGGGGTCTGTTGGTTCATTTACAATAGGAACATATCTCTATACAGGAACAAAAACAGCATACAACGACGCAAATGCGGGTGTTCATCTAGGGAGTGATGGCCTAGGTATTGGCAACAATGTGTTTACCGTTTCCTCCGCAGGCGCTCTTGTTGCTACCAGTGCCACAATAACGGGGACAGTTACATCTACGGCTGGAACTATCGGAGGATTCACTTTATCATCAACTGCCCTCTATGCAGGAGCAACGACCACGAGGATACAGTTAGATACCACCTCTGGAATTCATCTAGGAGCTACGGCTTTTGCGGATGCGCCTTTCCGTGTATCCTTAGCAGGTGCTTTGACTTGCACAACAGCTACAATAACGGGGGCAATCACAGCCACGTCAGGAAGTATTGGAAGTTTCACCATAGGAACGTATCTCTACACTGGGTCAAAGACAGCATACAATGATGCCAACGCAGGTGTTCACCTTGGCAGCGACGGACTTGGTATTGGTAATAACGTTTTCACAGTTTCCTCTGCTGGTGCTCTTGTTGCTACCTCAGCCACAATAACGGGAGTGATAACCGCAAATACGGGTTATTTGGGCGGTACAAGTGGTTGGGTAATTTCTGCTGGTTACATCAAAGATGTCGCTGGTATTGTTGGTCTTTCAGCCGTTGTAACTGGTGGAGATGATATTCGCTTTTGGGCTGGTCATGCCACGCCAGCATCCGCTCCGTTTAGAGTGACAGAGGCAGGCGTGGTAACAGCTACCTCGGCTACTATAACAGGAACGGTTACAGCTACGGCTGGAACCATCGGGGGTTTTACCCTTTCATCTACTGCCCTCTACGCTGGTGCTACTACGACCAGAATACAGTTAGATACTACTGCTGGAATATGGTGTGGTGCTACGGCTTTCGCCGATGCTCCGTTTAGAGTTTCATTGGCAGGAACACTTTATTGCATAGGAGCAACAGTCCAAACGGCAGCAAGCGGGGCAAGAACGGTTCTAAGCTCAACGGGAATCGCAGGGTATGATGCCACTACACAACGATACCTATTATCCAATGACGGCAGCGGCTGGTTCGGGAGCGCAACGGCTTTTGCCTGGACTACTTTAGGGGCGGTTACGGCAACAGCTATCACAGTCCAGACGGCAGCAAGCGGCGCACGCATAGTTATGGATACTACGGCTATTAAGGGATATGATGCTACCACACAACGCTACCAGTTGTCAGCCGATGGTTCGGGTTGGTTCGGAAGCTCAACTGCATTAGCTTGGACAACGGCGGGCGTTCTAACGTGTACTGGCATCACGGTTCAAAGTGCGGCTTCACCTTCAGCAAGAGTTGTAATAGATTCTTCCTATATTGCAGGATACAGCGACGCCACGGTTAAGCAATTCTATATCAGTGCTGCAGATGGGAAGGCTTATTTTGCTGGTGGTAATGCCGTTTTAAGCACTTTAGGTCTCGGCTTCTTATCATCAGGTAATCTTCTTTATTGGACTAATGCAGGTAACACTGGCAGGATTGCTTATGCTGGAGAAACCAAGCTACTCACTATTGATCCTGGGTCTGGTGGGTTTATTTATCTGCTAGGGACACTTGTCACGCATCTTCTTTTTGATGCTGATGGTGCGTATGATGTAGGCGATACTACAAACAGAATACGTAGAGTGTGGGCAGATAATATCACAGTTGGTGAAGTAGCTACTTTAGGTAGTGTCCTTATTGATGCTGCTGGTTATTTGAGACTGCCTTATAAAACTGACACTGGAGACCCTGCGGGAGGGACAGAAGGACGTCTCTATGTCAATCTCTATGACAATGCTTTGAGGCTATATGCCGATGGCGCGTGGAGGTCAGTATACGCATGGTAAGAGGAAATAGACATAATCTTTACACGATTTCAGGGGTAGGCATACTATCCCCTTGACTTTCAAGGCAGAGGGCACGCCTGCCCCATTGTAGTGCATACAGTGAGGAATAAAGATGACACAGACAGAAGCTTGGATGCGGGAATATGAGGCACTAAAGACAATGATAGGTGATTTAGGGATGGCCGTTGTCTGGCAACCTGCGGTACACCAGGCCAATGGTGACACGGCATGGCATCATGTCCATGCTTGGCGTGAGGCTGGAGTCACTAAAGTTGAAATTAGAAAAGTAAGGTGAGATATGTTAGAAGGTTTGCGATTGGGTTTTTGCGATGCGTGCAAAAATAGACAATTGCTCGCTAAGATACATCTGCGGAGTGGACGAATTATTTCTCTTTGTAAATATTGCCTCAGTGAGAATAAACAGAAGATAATAGGAGCCGAAAACCTATATAAAGGCGCAGTGTGACTTTAATTCGCCTTGGAATATTCTTGATAGCGAGGTTTTTATGATAGGAGATAACGATGGGATGCCTCCATTGTGCCGTCAATTTCATTACTTACAACGATTGTGGCTGGTGCTGGAATCGTGTGGAGGGGGATATTATGTGCCGATGCCTTGATTGCGGATGTTACTGTGAATGCGGCGATAAATATTGCGACTACCATATCTTGGTTCATATAGCACATGATAATGAGATAGAAAATGAAACCGAGCGATTATCGCCAAGATAAATAACCTTGGCTTGATAGTTCTAACATTCATATATTAGCCCGGCATTTTGAAAAGAGTGTCGGTTTTTTTTGTTTACGAATGATTTGACAAAAAAATAAAGGCATGTTACAATTTAAACATGGATATAGTAGAAGCTTTGAAGGAATACCAGCGATGTTTCTCCTGGCGAGATAGTAACGTGGCATCTGTGGTAGGCATTTCAGTTGCACAATGGTCACGCATTAAACACAGGAAGGTTAAAATTGGAGCTATCCTTACCAAACGAATCACAGAACATCTGCCGATTATGGTAATCTCCCTTAGAGGGATTACCTATGCTATTCTTATGAAAGGAGACACGCAATGAAATGCAACAAAAGGAGATTCACTTGCCTGGCATGCGGAGCACAGTTTAGATGTGCCATAGCTGCTTTCCTGCATAATTTTACCAATCACATGGGAGTTGACTTAGGACTGGAAAAGGAATGTAGTATATGTCTTCTGAGAGACAGTGCAAATTACGCACCAACAAAGCTATTCATGAACTGACTTGACATAACAGAATATTTTCAGTAAACCGCCAAAACCTATTGACAAATTTTATCAGGGGATTTATACTAATGACAGTGAATAAAATAAACGGAGGGAAAGGAAATGACAGTTACCATAAAACCTTTGAGGGAAGAGGGTTTTATTATCGTCCGTGGGAAGGATGTCCCAATTGCCTATGAGATAGGAGGGAAGAAATACATAGCGAGTGCCGTTCTTACTCCAACCAAGGGGAGATGGGGCGTGCATAATGACATATACTTCGGGCTATTCAAAGTAGGAACTGGTGAGCAAATAACTAAGTCTCATATCAACAAAGGAATTGAATTGGCAAAAGCAAAGGAGGGAAAAACAAATGGCGTATTTGATAGTTCCAAATATGAGGGATGAGAAGATAGTTTGCCAACAGCGATGCGAGCATATTGATTGCGCAGCTATGCGAAAGGATTTCATTATGGCTGAATGTGAGATATGTCATAATAGATTCCTTTCAGGGGAATCATTCTGCTATCTAGAACATGGTACAAATCGCAAAGCACACTTCAGGTGTTTATAGGAGAGGAAGAAAATGAAACATAAACCAAGTGAGCAATTTTCCCTGAATGACATGGCTTTCTCCCTGCCACAATGCGATATTTGCGGCACTACGAAGCAAGGCACGCGTTATATTCCCAAAACCCTTATCGTCTATTGCGAGGAGTGTTGGCAAAAAGGAGGCAAAGATGACATTTCGCGAGCTACAGATGAAGTGGGCAGAAGATGACTTCGCCCTAGCCACGATTGACCTAGAAGGTGCTCTTGCTCAATTATGTGATATTATTTACAAGGCACTCAATCTAAGGATAACATCGGGGGATATGTCACGCTTACTAGATGACAAAGGAAGGAGGTAATAGAAATGGAAAAGAAAATATGCCCATTGCGATATTCAAGCAGCGATTATTGTATCCGTTGTCAGGACGATTGTGCCCTCTGGAATGAGGAGTGGAAAATGTGTAGTCTGGCCTTGCCTGGTCAAAGTTACCAACAAGGATTTGATGATGGTTTCGACGATGCAGTGCAAACGGCCAGTGAGCGGAATACGCCATTAGGGAGGTAGAAATGACAAGACTTGAGGAACTGATACTCATATTGTGGAGCGATAAGGGCGAAATGCCTGAGCAAATCGCCGATGAGTTGTGTATTCCCAAAGACCAAGTTGAAGATATCATTGAGTGCAGAGAAAACTATAGGAGGTAGATATGTTTCCTAAAAGCACAGATAGGTTATTCTGGAATTTAGTGAAAGAAGCACGGCGTATGGTGAAACTGAAGTATTCATGGGGGGAGCAAATATTTGGTTGGTATGAGATTAGGCGTTGGCTGATGGGATATAAACATGGATACCTTGATGCCGAAAAGGAAAGGAGATAAAATGAACGAAGATAAAATGAGGGCCTTAACGATTGCGGGGGATGGCATAATAGGCAGGTATGGTGTTTTTGTTGTATATGACAATGCTTCACTAGGTAGGGCTGCTGAAGCTTTAAGTATAATTAGAGGATACCTGAAAGATGTTGAAACTACCAGGCAAGAATTAGTAAAGCCCTTCAACGATGGTGTCAAAGCACTAAACGCTAAATTCCACGCACTGACGGCTCCCAAAAAGGCTTTGGATGATGATATTACTAAGCAGATGGTGGCTTACAGATCCGAACTTGAAGCCCAGCGTGCCGAGCAGCAAAAGCAACTTGATGCAGAGGCACGGGCAAATCTTACTGAGGACGCCTTGATACCCGAAGCCATAGCTCCTATTGTACCTGAACAATCAAAGAGCGTGCAAACAATGGATGGCAAAATCACCTTTGTAAAAGTAAGGAAATGGGAATTGATAAACATAAAGGAAGTCCCTCTTATATTTCTGACAACAAATGATGAAGTAATAACAGAGAGAATAAAAGCGGGTTTTGAAATCCCTGGCATCAGAAGCTGGACTACGGAAATTCCACAAGCACGCAGGTGAAATATGCTGCTTAGACTTGGGAGATTCGTTATAGATTGCCCGTATTTAGGTGTTTGGAGTTGCGAAGCACGTAAATGTGTGGAGAATCACTTATTGGAATGGAAGCCAGAGGATTGTCGGGATTGTTCACAATGCCGCTCTTTCCAAGAACTGCCAGAGGCAAGGATTAAAAAGGAGGTAAAAGATGAACTGGAGACCTGAAGGTTGGAGAAATCCTTATAAGCATAGCGATAGTGTGCAAGCGTGGGATATACCAGAGGCTTATTATTTTGCATCTGAAGAGGAATGGATAACCTACGAAGCTGGTGCAGATGCTATGCTTGATATTTTGAAGGTTATTGGTATAAAGGTTGAAGCCCGTTCATATTTATTAGCAGATGAGAGCGACAGAAGAGATATTATAGTCCCTAAATCAAAGGGTTGGTTGGTCTTCATTCCTGATGAGGAGATAAGATGAACGAACGCTACTATCCTTATGAAACAGAAACGGGCACTATTCAACTCCCCTCCGTTACGACTCTTCTTGGTGTCGCAAACAAAGAGGGTCTTAATATTTGGAGAAGTAAGATGGGCTTTGAGTTAGCAGAGCAAACCTCAGAGGAAACGGCTTCGGTGGGAAAGGAGATTCACAGTTTTGTGAGCCATCTTTTACAAGGCATGCCAATCAGCAAATTAGAATGGGAACAACTTGATGACCAAATCAAGAACGGGATTCGTGCTTTCGAAAGATTCAGGGTAGCAACAGGACTTGTAATGGTGGATTGCGAGAAGGTAGTTTATAATCTAAAATATGGCTATGCGGGCACGCTAGACTTTGTTGGGACGGCTGGAGGGAGTGGCGCTATAATAGACTGGAAATCCGGGGAACGATTTTGGCCATCACATTTTGCCCAGGTTGCTGCCTATTACCACGCACTGCCACAGAGACGAGCTATTAAGTGGCTGTATGTGGTAAACTTGAATAGGAATAGTGGGATACCAATAGTGAACAAGCTTGCGGTAAAGGACGCAACGCCCTATTGGAAATACTTTCTAAGCTGTCTCTCGCTCTTCAAGAACACTAAAGCTATTGAATCATTGCATGCCCCAAATAGGGGGGTAAAGGAGGCAATCAATGGTAATGGTCACAAAAGTTCCGCAATAGGCTAAAAACCGCATTGTAGTGCATCTGGTGGCAAAATAAAAGAATGGCAAGGAGGGAAAATGAACCAGCAAGAAAGAAAACCAATAGACATCACCAAAGAGTTCCCCGTTAGGAAGCAATTCTTACTTTATTGTCAGGATGGCTATAGTCTAAATTGGGGAAGATGGTCTGCCACGGTTAAATCTCTGGATTTGAACAAGGAAGAGATAACCCTAGATATATCCCAGGATTGGGAAGGCGCTGCGCATCCTTATGGGTTATATTGGTATGAAACAAGAACCATCAAATTTAAGGATTTTATCATTCCAATACTAGGGCAAAACGAATAGGAGGTAAAATGAAATATCCAAATGACTTCAAGGTATTTGAGGGGAAAAGGCTTTCCTCAGAAGAAATCAATGATTTGATTCAGGAAACCCTTGAAGATGCCCAGGAGGTCGAGCCAAGCGAGTTTGATACATTGCTCGCAAGCAGCAGCACGGGTGATATTAAGGTTGAGATTGAGGAGTTTGGTTATATTGCAGTATGGCAACTCATGGCTAATTATTGGCCCCAAAAGATAGAGGAGGGAGAATGACATTAGAAAAAGCCATCGAAATCCTAGAAACTATCCCTGAATATACAGAGGATGGGCAACCAATAGGTGAACTAACTGCTAGAAGGCTAGGCATCGAGGCTTTGAAGTGGTATCAAGGACAAAAGGAAAGACGAGGTCAGTGTATATGGCTCCTGGGCGAGACAGAGAGTTAAAGGAGATAAAAATGGCAAAAGCAATAGTTACGCATATACAAGTGGGGGGTGGTGTTTACGCAGGTAGTTTAGAAGAGGCTTGTGAGGAATTTATTGGAATGGTTTCTAGTAGTTCAGGCTATCGTGCAAAGATTAACTTCACCATAAAGCTCCCAGATGGAACTATAAAAACTATAACCATAAGGGACGAAGATGAGGAAACTGTGGCTTATGGTGATTTTGCAGGGCTACCCGATTTTCTTGAATATTCCAAAGACGTTTGGGGGGTAAAATAAATGCTAACAGTAATTATTATAGCCATCGGTGTGACAATACTGGTAGTAGTTAGCTATAATCTTGGCTTCGCCTATGGTTATGAGCGAGGAAATAAGGAGGTAAGCAATGGATAAGAAAATTATGACAGTGGCAAAAGTCGAAGCCATAATGGAGGAAGGCAAACAAGTCGGGAAACTTGTCAGCGACAATGAGGGGAATTCGTTAAAAGTCAAGAAGGGGCAAGGAGGCAAGCTTGAAGCAAGATGGGGGGAGCTTACACCAGGCAAGACTTTCGAGTTTGAAATGGGAGAATTTAAGGGCTACCCCTTTGTGGCGGATTTTTCGGTAATTACATTATCCAGCGTAGAGACTGTGCCTCATGTAGTAACGGAAAGGGAAACTAGGTCGCAGACCACAAATGCCAGCATTGAATCGCAAGTTGCCGTCAAAGCTATCACTGAACTATGGATAGCAGACAAACTAAAAGATGACTCACCAGAAGTTATCGCGTGCCGACAATGGTTTCTAGGCAGATTACCTTGTGATTTGCCTGAACTTACTATGCTTACTATGATCGTAGATAACTCAAGAATATTATCCAAGCCTAGCACGCAGACAAATCCCTTAGTAAGCACGCTTACAGATATGGGGGGAGTTGTAAAATCTGTTATAGACACGGGGACAAGCGTACACGCCGTTGTAGTAGAAAAGGATAGAGAGTTCAAAAACGCCGGGGAATTTCTTATGGAGGCGTATAAGACCTTTGGACTGACTTCAGCCAAGGTATGTAAACTTCTTGGGGTAAATACTATTTTAGAAGTTAAAGACCTTACAGGTGCGTGGGTTTTTCTTACCACTTTGAAAGAGAAGCAAGATGAAGAAATCGCCGCTAAAAAAATTCAGCAAAAAGCAAGCTAAACGGGAGCGTGAATTAGCTAAAATCCCGCCACCATTGGACGGATGTTGCGAGAATTGCAGAAAATTTCCCGACTTCCGCGGCTTGCAAAAGCACCATAAGGTATTCCGTTCGCACCAGGGACAAGACACGCGTGAGAATCTTATATGGGTTTGTGGTAAGTGCAGTTCAGCGTTTCACGGCATAAAGGAGGTATAGATGGATAAAGAATTAAGAGAGAAGATAGCCAAAATTATAGGCGAGTGTGGGGATGAATGGTATCTTACTGAGACTGCCTCACCTGAAAGAATTGCTGACCAAATTCTTTTCCTCATCAAAGAGGCTGGCTACCGCAAGATAGAACCTATAATTAAAAAGAGGGCAGAGTTTAAGACTGCCTATTGTGATGAATTGGATTACTAGAATGATATATGACCAGCCTTTTTGTATTATCGGCTCACGGGGAATTTTTAAGGGAGCGCATTTTGGTTATCTCCCTGCCTTGGAATTTCCAGCAACCGATAGCACGCTTGCGGAATTACTTGATAAGATAGAAGTCTTAGAAGATGCTATAGTATATCAGCCTATTAGAAGGAATGAAATGGACGAGTTAAAAGGCGAGCTCCGACACATCCATGATAGCGTGCATGGATTACAGGCTCGGCGGAAGGAGAAAGAATCATTATATTAAGTCTACAGAGAAAAGAAGGTTCCCCCCCTTCCCCTTATACCCTATCCCCCCTTCCAAGAAAAGAGTTAATTAGTATGTAGTATAACTAACTAATACTTAAAGGGTTTTGTAATGCGAAAAAACCAACCAAATATGAAAAGAGGTCTTGGTAGCTTTGTAACGGCGTTGCAGAAGCGTTTCAAAACCATTTCAGAGGCGTTACAATCATTAAAATTCTTAGTAGATAAGTTGACAGCATTAAAAATATATGATATAATAATTATATGGGTGATAAATCTAGGCTTAAAAGATTAACTACTCGGTTCAAGAATCCAATTAAGGTAGAGGATTATGTGCGTTGTTTGAGGTTGGCGGGTTTTACTGAAGAGGAAGCTTACGCTGATATAACTGAAAAGGTTCATCAACACGGGAAAGATGCTATACTAGGTAGCCAATTGGATATTGCAGATAAAATTTATGCGGAAAAGTGGCAATTTAGAATTCGGCGTATTTTAATAGGGAAACACACTGAAGAGGAATGGGAAGAAAAGAAAAGACAATATAGTTATAGGTGCATTTATTGCGGAGCCAGGGATAGGAAACTATGCAAAGACCATGTTATACCTGTTTTTCTGGGCGGAGCAAACACTATTGATAATATCGTTCCTGCTTGTAAAAGTTGTAATTCCCAAAAAGGGACAAAACCATCTGAAGTATTTGTGGAGGGAGGGCAAATATTATGATAGATAATTTATCGGCACGGATTATAAACTGGGTTGAGCAAACAGATGGGTGGTTTTCATATCTTCAGTTAGATGAAGCGCTAGGAATAACTCACGCTAAAGATAAAAATACTAGGAGAGTTATTATGTGTCGCTTATGCAAAGAGGAAAAGGTTTGGCGAGTCAAAAAACACCATCCTCTTTTTCATTTTAGAATTGTGATAAATTTTGGGGGTAAGTAACGGAAGTAACTCTTGCAACTTTGGTAGCTCTTGTAACGCTAGACAAGGAGTGATAGAATGATAGTATTGACTCAAGGCGCAGTACAGGAATGGATTAAGCTGACTAATGGCTGGTTCAGCACTTCTGATATTGACCGCGAACTGGATGTAGGTTCAGCACGGGGCAAAAGTGCTAGGCGTGTGATTCTCCATAGGTTAGTTAAGGAGATGCTTATAGAGAAACACCCGACTAAAGAGGGGCTTTATCGGCTTATTCAGCATTACAATGAAATGGACTATCATAATACCGACCCTTATAATTTCTTCCCTATTCAAATGCCTTTCAATTTAGAAGACCATGTTTTACTACATCCCAAAAATATAGCCGTGATAGCGGGCAGCCCGAATTGTGGAAAAACCGCCTTTCTACTTAATGTCATTAAACTCAATATGAACAAACATGATATTTGGTATTTCACTTCTGAATTGGGGACGGGGGAGCTACGCTTGCGTCTTGACAAGTTCGACATTCCGATACAGGACTGGAATTTCCACGCAGTGGAATGCTCGCAGAATTTCCCTGATGTTATCCAGCCCGATGCCCTTAACATAATTGATTACCTGGAGTTCGGGAGTGGTGTGGAGTTCTATCAGATTGCTGATGTATTTAGACGTATAGTAGACAAACTACAGGGTGGTATTTGCTGGGTGGCGCTGCAAAAAAAGAGGAACGCTGAACTTGGGCGGGGAGCGGAGTTCTCTTTGGAGAAGCCACGCTTGTATTTATCGTTAGACAATGGTAAAATATCCATAGTGAAAGGTAAGAACTGGGCACGCGAAGGCGAGAACCCAAATGGACTTAGCTGGAAGTTTAAGTTAGTCGCAGGTTGCTGGTTTATTGACATTGAAGAAATCATATAAGGAGGAATACAAAGGTGAATAAAACAAAAATAGAGTGGGTCAAGAATCCTGATGGTAGCCAAGGCTATACAATCAATCCTGTAAAGGGATTATGCCCTGTGGCTTGTTCTTACTGCTATGCTCGTGCTATGTATAAGCGGTTCAAATGGAATCCTGAGATACGATGGGAGCCAGAGTGCTTGTTAGACCTTGAACTTATCAAAAAGCCGTCACGAATATTTATTGGTTCAATGATGGAATTGTTTGGGGATTGGGTGAAGAAGAAATGGTTGCAAGATATATTCTACTGGTGGCTTCCAAAATACCCTCAGCATACCTTCATCTTCCTCACCAAACAGCCCCAAGAATTGCCCAAATGGTCACCATTTCCCCGAAATTGCTTTGTTGGTGTCTCTGCTACAAACGCCAAAATGGCTGAGGAAGCAGGATTTTGGCTTTGGGAAATTAAAGCGAAAGTTAAGTTTGTCAGTTTTGAGCCCTTGCTGGAACGTATCCCTTTGCATTTTGCTGATTATATTTCTGATGATGTACAAGGAATAAATTGGGTCATCATTGGCACACAGACACGACCTTCAAAGCCGCCGAAGGAAATCTGGGTAAGGGAGATCACGGGTGCGGCAGTTAAGGCAGGCGTGGCTGTATTCCACAAAGACAACTTAGGTAACATATTTGATGCAGAATTTCCCAAAAGGCAAGAGATGCCAAAGGAGAAATGTGATGGATAGTTTAGAAATTAGAGAGGCTTATTTAGATTTAAGGACGGCAATCTTTGAGAGGGAGCGTGCCGATTGGCAGGGGCAGCGTAGTGGGTTCGGTGCCCTTATGGAAGATGACATTATACCCTGCAAAAAGGAAATCAAGGAGTTTATCAAATCGGACTGGTTTAGAATCTATGCGAATTCTAGTGAGCCGATAGAGCAGGTGAGGAAAAGGCACCTTGCGAGCCTAGGGCCATTTCGGAAGAATAAGAAAATGACTGCCAAGCAATTTGACAAATTACAAGGGGTATGTTAAGATTTCAATATAAGCTGTACTTTAAAAATTGAATAGTGGCTCGGTGGTGAAAAAGGAGACACACTGCCTCAGGGGAAGTCTGTCAGAGGAAGAAATGGCTGACTGGAATGAGCTTCTCATCTGGGTGACAATGGCAACAAAAGCGGAGTTCAGAGCAGCCGATGGTGTTGCTCAAGTCCCAGCCGAGTAGCTTTCCCCGAGGCGATGTTGTAACCCAGGTGCTTCAACAGCGCCAGTCTTGCCCTGGGGACTGGAGAAACAGGACAAGTGTTGAAAGGGCAGGTATGTTTCTGCTCCGTCCGAGTAAACCTTGGGGAAGGAAAACTCCCTGAGCCAGAATTCCTGCAAAGGCTGTCAATGGGTGCGGCCAGGCTCAAGGAGAGCCAGCCCCCCATAGGGTGAGACCCCCTATGCAATGGGTAGCTATAGGATAGTAAGGAATGGCACTATCCTGGCTGGCGAGACTGGGGATGCCCCAACAAGCTCCGTGGTAAGTTGGTAGCAAACGGAGTGGGTGGATACCAGCCCTATAAGGGGCATCTCCAGATAATAGAATTAGAAAGGAGGAAAAATGAAATACACAGAAGAGGAACAATATGGTGGGAAAATAGAGAGCATGGATGTTGGTATTGGGGAGTCCCTTGGGTATGAGATATTTTCTGAGGCATTAGGAGCTTCATTAGATTACCAACCATTTAATTCTGCACATGAAGGCATTGCTATTATATGGGAGGAGTTTCTGGAACTGCAAGAGGAGGTGTTTCAAAAACAATCAATTCGCAGTATCACTAAAATGAGGAAAGAAGCAATTCAACTTGGGGCAATGGCATTGAGATTTGTTTATGATGTCTGTCAAGATAGAAAGCTTCTAAGGAAGGGGAGATAAGGGGGGTGCTGAGGTTGGGGAATGACCAGCCCAGCATCTCCAGATAGAAAAGGAGATAGATATGAAATTTGATAATAGCTGGTTTACAGGATTCTTTATTGGGCTGATTCTAGGTTGCTGTGCAATGGTTTTCATATTAGGTTGGTTTGGAGTCTTACTTTGTTAGACATCTTCATTAGAAAGGAGGAAACAGATGGATATAAATGAATTACTGGATGCGATAAAAGTGGGACTGATAGGTTGTATTGATGGTGGAATAAGGAAACTTGAAACAACAGTCTCTGATGATAAGAGAGTCTTAACTTACTGGGTTGGAGGTGTCCTCCGCATTGACATAAAAGGATTAGAAAGGTCCAGTAAGCCAAAAAGGCATCTCCAGATAAAAGGAGGACAAGATGGTATGGCCAGATAAAGGATTGAAGGGGGACAAAATGGATGAATCATTAGAAAAGGAAATTTCGGAGATACTAACAGGTGAAGAAGAACTGCCTAGCATTGAGGAAATTAGAGAGTTCTTTAGACACTACGACAACCTGCAAGACATTACTGTACCGTGGTTTCACGCTATGGATAACTATTTACAGAGGAGCGTACGAGAACGCCCTCTCTGGTTTGCTCTAATAGATGCTTTCAGGGCGGGGAGAGCTTACCAGGATATGAAAGGAGGACAAGATGGAAGGATATGAACGAGACCAGTATCTGATGGAAGACTATGAAAAAGACCATATAGAAGGATCAGAAGCTGAAGTACAGGCAGATGCTGATGCTAGGGAGGATAAGATAGATAAGCTAAAGAAAATCATACAAGAGGCATGGAATGAGGGGGACAGACTAATTGCGATAGAGGAGGATACCTTTGGTGCCTTTTTAGAAAGAGCGGCCAAGGCAATCCAGGATGCGGGCTACCAAAAGGCAGAGACTATTGGCGAAGTATTCGCTAAGGCTAAGAAGCGACCAGACTTAGTATTTCCCCCTGAATATTATGAGCTAACGACAGATGAATTAGGTGATGATGAACTTAGCGAACCTGCGGCTGGAGCAATGGAAAAGATTATTGAAGCTGTAGGCACAAAGGCAGAGGGCAGGTTGCTGGTGGATAAAAATACAGTAGTATTGTGCCAAGAGTTCTTATGCAAGATATTTAATCAGACTTCAACTTTTCTGGAATTTCTGAAAGCTCTTAAAAGGCGGGAGGAGAAATGACCGAGTTAGAATTGAGAGACAAGATTAAAGAGTTTGTGGTAACTATTCGAGCGGATGTTATTTACGATAACAAGAGCGTAAGGTGCTTTGAGAATCGTATAGATGACCTTATGGTTCTTATCAAGCAAGCCTGCTGGCTGAAGGGCGAGGGCGAATTGCCAAAGAATCCTTATCCTAAAGAGATATTCACAATGGATATTGAGGAATCGGGCAAATTCTTACGGGAGACAATCGGCGATGCTATGACAACTGCTACTAGCGGAGCCTTAGGTCGCCTTGTTTACTCAAATTGCCAGGATGATTATGATGAGCAAGGGTTTAAGCCCTGCCTGGAGTGGGATAAATGATTAAAGCGATTCTCAAACTGATACTCTGTACGAATGGCCTACACTTGTGGAAGTTCTTTCCTAAAGGTGGGGCGAAAGAATCTTATATTTGGTGTAACTTATGTGACCGCACGGAATGGTGGGATGAAGAAGGTGGTTACTATGTACCCCCACCAAGTGAGGAGTGGGAGAAATGAGATGTGATATTTGTGGCAGGGATAATCTTACAGAGAAGGAGCTAAATGTCCACACTAAGTTTTTCCACAAGAAGGTATCTGATGCAGCACACCAATCACAACAACTCTCCTCTGGAATATGTCCTGAATGTGGTTCAACTTTGTGGTTCCAGGAAGGTTGTTCTACCTGTTTTTCGTGCGGATGGTCAAAATGCGATTAACAGAGTTGTTGCTGGTTTCTCAAAAGCCATGACATTTTACAGCCGAAGAGGAAATGATGGAGTTTAGGGCATGAGAGAAGCGAGGCTAAAGTTAACGGAAAGCCAACTTAGTGCTCAAGTTAAGGCTTACTTAGAAATTTTAGAGTCACAGGGAAAACTATTTTGGCTACGTTTGAACGCAGGGCAGTTTGTCTTTGAGGATAAGGACGGCAAACGAAGGCATTATAGTGGAGTGCGAAAAGGTTGTAGCGATTTTCTAATTTTGATGCCTGGCCACGTTATTTTTCTCGAACTTAAGAGTACCACAGGTAAGATGAGCGAGTATCAAAAAGAGTTCGCCAATCTGGTGAATTTCTTTGGAGCGGAATACAGGGTAGCCAAGGATTTTGACCGAGTTCAGGAGATACTATATGAGATTTGAGGAGATACTGAGATGATTCTTATCTGTTGGTTCAAGACGTTTTGGCGGACACTAAATAGCCTGTGGTTCCCTGCTGGCATTTATATCAGTGGGCATGATTTTGCGGAGCAAGAAGATGGTACATTAGAGTGCGAAGTATGTGGAGCAAAGAGCAAGGCAAGTTTAGAATAAGTTTTAAGGAGATAGAAAGGAAGGCAAATGCTAGCATCACAGCATTGCAAAGAGGCCGAGCAGCAGATGAAAAAGGCACTGAAGGAGATAAGGAAGGCTAGACGACACTTTAAGTTTTTGAGGAAGCAACAGAAGGCTGTGCGGAAGAAGCTGGGTATTAAGAAATGACAGAAACTGGACTTTGCGAGTATAATAATTCCAGGGGGATAATATGCCAGAAATAGGTGAGATTAAAAAAGGACAGGATTTAGGTTTTACCAGATACTATAAATTTATATGGCGTGCTTGTGTAGATTGTGGGAAGGAGCGATGGGTTAGATTGAAGAGAGGGCAACCTAAAAATAGATATTGCCTTTCTTGTGCCCACAAGGGAAACTCAGGCGGGAAAGGATCAAGAGGAATGTGGAAGGCTGGTTGTAAACATAAAATAAAAAATAGTAGCGGGTATATTGAAATTAAACTCCAGCCTAATGACTCATTTTATCCGATGGCTAGTAAAGGGGGTTATATTTTAGAGCATCGTTTAGTTGTGGCAAAGAGACTTGGAAGATGTCTATTAAAAAGTGAGCATGTCCATCATATTGACGGGATTAAAGACCATAATAAAGATAATAATCTTCAGTTACTTAGTCAGGCAGACCATAGTATTAAAATTCAATTATGCCAACATTGCTCACTCAGGCAGGATATACGAATGGTGCAATTACAAAATAAAATGTTACTAGAACAAATACGAAACCTAAACTTGAGATTGATGGATGTTGGAATTCTAAAAGGCGTTAAGATATGACAGAGAAAGAACTCTATTTTTATTTAAATGATTACGCTAAGTTATCAACTGTATCGGTTGAATGGAGGACGGGGCAGCCGACACTTTCCGATAAATATGATGGGATAGACGCAAAAGTTTCTATTGACATGGCGATAAGAGAATTAGAGTTAGAGGAGAAGTTTGTTATCGTGGTTAAGCTTATATGTGATTTTCCTGAGTGTGCTTACTGGTTAGGCACGCCCGATATAGAGGGAATAAAGGAACGGGCAATTTCTAAAATGCTACTATTTCTAAATAAAGGAGAGAAAATATGAATTACTGGTTGGGAGTTCTGGGGACATGGGTCATGTGTGACGGGATTGCCTCATTGTGGGCATATACCAGGCCTGGAATCACGCAGTCCTGGTTAAGAGACCATAGTTTGCGATGTTTGCGGATTGGGCTGGGAATTGCTATAATTATTATTGGAGCGATAAGCTAAAATGGCTAATTTGGAGCATATAGACAAAAGAGGAGAACCCCTTGGAACGCACGCATAGGAGGTATAGATGAGAGAGATTAAATTCAGAGCTTGGTACAGAGAAGGGAAATGTTGGCTTGACAGTGTTCGTGTTTTTGGAGATGGTTCATGGTATGGTTCGCTAATTGGAGAAAATGGAATTGAAGTAGGGGGATATGATGAGCGAGAATGTGATCTTATGCAGTTTACGGGGTTACTTGATAAACAAGGCAAGGAAATTTATGAGGGAGATATAGTTATTGGATTTCCCACGGGCAACCAGCCTGCCATTGTGGACTTTGCGCACGGGGCATTCATGACTTACTGGAAAGCAAGGGATGAATGGCGTTGGTTATATCAACCCACCTATGTTTGGGAAGTCATCGGCAACATTTGGGAGAATCCTGGATTATTAGAGAGGCACGCGTGACATGAGGTCACAAATTGAGAGGTCAAGATGGAAACTGAAGAGCCGCGCTGGTTCGGACACATTTTAGATAAATCCTTCAAGCATTTGAGGATTGTCATTATTAGCGACCCGCACTATGGCAATCCTTTATTCTCTGAGAAGCACTTCACACGCACAATAGATTTTGTTAAAAATAATCCTGATGTCTATTGCATATTGAATGGCGATTTGTGCGAGTCTTCCCTCCGCACATCAAAGGGTGACATCTATAAACAAGTTGGCACGCCGCAAGACCAAAGGGACTGGATAATTGAGAAACTCACGCCGTTACATGACCGCATTCTTGGGATGACTTCAGGGAATCATGAAATGCGAATTTATAATGAGGCTGGCATGGACATTTCGAAAGACATTGCGGCAGCATTTCATGTCCCGTATCGTCAGGAAGGTATCTTCCTTAAGATAATGTTTGGGGACGGGAACGACAGCGTTGAAGGCAGACCATATGTCTTTTGGGCATATTGCACGCATGGCTATGGTGGGGCACGGACAAAGAGCGCTAAGGCTGTGAAGGCAGAGAGAGTTGCGGCCTGGGTACACACCGATTTCATCGCGATGGCGCACGACCATGTGGTGAATGTTTCCCCTGATGTTTACTTGATACCTGATAATCGGGGGACTGTTGACACAAAGACGGGATTCCTTACTGGCAAATTAACAGCACACAGAAAGATGTTAATTAAAACGAACGCGTACCTGAAGTGGGGAGGATATAGTGAAATGGGAGGTTTCCCTCCCGTTGATTTGGCTACTCCTGTTGTTATGTTACTCACGCCTGAATCTGAATATTGGAAGTTGATTCCTGAAAGACCGCAGAAAGCTGTCAAGGTGATTGTGTAGTTTGCTTAACTGTAATTCCATCATAGCAATTGCCATATACTTTATAGCCTAACTTCATTAAACTAAACACATATCCATCATATAGCAATTCTGGGGCTATGTCTCCTTCGAATTGTCCCTTGTATTCCCTTCCTATCCATTCTTGAAATGTATAAGGCGCTTTCATTTCCTATTCCTCCTTAGCTAATATTTATTCTGCCTCCATAATCGCCATGTCTACCTGTTACTTGTTGGGTGATGTGTTCTACATCATTGTTCTTCTGCTGCCAAGTCTGACCAGGTTTGGCATCACAATGAATCTTTAGCCAGCATGACGCCGTGCCCGTACCATGACCAACTTTGACATTGGTATAACCTGCTTCTAGTAAGGCTATTTTGACAGCCTTCGTTTCCTGCCTATGGTTGTTATGTAGTCGCCATGTGTGGCAAGCTAACTCGCCGCTGATTGCTTGCCTCTCGATTAAGTCTAGGTTCATTTCCTTTCCCTCCTTTTTTTAGTTTCATTTCCTTGACACACTCTGTTCCAAGCTTCAAAATGTCATCCTGGTTATCTTCGGCATGAAACCAATGCAATTTGCTACGAGCTTTGCGGCAATCATCACATTTATAATCACCTTCAAACAAGCCATCATAAATCCAAGTTCTGATGTACCAATATTGATATTTACTGCCTTTCCGAAACTCCATTTCCTTTTCCCTCCTGTTTTATTTGCCTGCAATATCTTTCTTAGTTCCCGCGATAGTGCCTTCGCCTCTTCCTGTTCCAGGTAAGTCTGGAAGTCTTTTAGCTTCTTATCCAATTCCTTTGCCTTCATATACTAATAATATACCACCCTCTCCAGCTTGTCAATAGGTTTTAGGTAATCCCTGAAAATATTCTGTTATGTCAAGTAGACATTCTTATTAGGGTATAGAGACCTTTCTAGCTATGAAATTCCTTAGTGTAGCTACTAAAAACAAGATTTGACAATGTATGATACAATATATGGAAGGGAAATATAATGCCTGAAATAGGTGAGATAAAAAGAGCTAACGAGATAGGTCATAAAGGCACAAATAATTTTATCTGGCAAGCTTGTGTAGATTGTGGGAAAGAAAGATGGGTCTCATTTCGTAAGGGGAAACCTGTATCTAATAGATGTATTTCGTGTGGTCTGAAAGCGAATAATCTCATAGGTGAAAGAAGTAGTAATTGGAAAGGTGGAAGAGAGGTAGACAGAGGATATATCAATGTTAAGCTTTGTTCTGACGATTTCTTTTTCCCTATGGCTAATTCCAAGGGCTATGTCAGAGAACATCGCTTGGTTTATGCTCAGCATTTGGGAAGATGTCTCCACCCGTGGGAAATTGTGCATCATAAGATTGGGAAGTTAAATGAGAAAGGAGAAAAAGACAATAACTTTAGTAATCTAGAACTCACTACTAGAGGGGAACACGATAGACTCACGCAAATGGAGCTTAAAATTGATAGGCTGCTCGAAAAACAAAAGGATTTGATGGCACAAATCAAATTGCTACAATGGCACATTCTAGAATTACGGGGGAACAAGAATGTTATTGAACAATTGGTTGCTTGAAAGTCTGCAAACTATAAAAAATCTGGCAGATACGGCTGCATTGGCAAAGAATACGGGTAATGAGAGGCTAATCTTTACGCAGTTAGAATTGCTTTACATGGAAGCCGAACAACTGGTTCAGGATTTTTGCGTGGAGGAGAATGGGCACGCTAACTCCTTTGGTTTTGTCGATAAATAATGGATGGTAAAGTATTTCTGGGTATCACAGCCATAATTTGCTTGGCTATTGTGTCCATCGTAGCTATGTTTTCCCTATCGGACGCATCAAAGTTAGTTTATGCCGTGGTTGCTGTCATTTCAGGCATTGCGGGTTTTGAATTGAAGCCCGTACTTACTATGCTAAAGAGGCGTTTTGCAAAAGGAGGTAAATGATAGACACCTTACCTATTTTCAAATGTCCGTATCCTAAATGCCGAGACTTTGACACAGTTCTGTGTGCTTCATGCGTCCATAGCAACCTTCAGAGCTATTATGAGCCACGCTCAACTGTATGGCATTATCCTGACCCTCGGTATTTTTACAATCCCTACTATCCTGGCTTTCATTACACTTCTCCTCCTCAAACAGCAGGGGATTTTTATTATAATCCCAGTCCTACGACATGTGATAGCATGACAAGCGGGAACTCAGCTAACATAATATAGAAGATTAAGTAGGCATGGCAGGTAAAATTGGGTGAAGGGAAACATCCAGGCGGCAGACCTAAGAAACTTACAAGACGAGTAGGACGCCCCAAAAGCATTGCATCCGAGGCACGCAAGAAACTTAAGCCCGAACAAATCGCATTCGCCGAGTGGCTCGCTATTCCTAAAGATGAAAGAGTACCTAAGCTCCAGAAGGAATTTGCTGAGCAGATTGGCGTAGCTGATATAACCGTCAAGCTATGGAAGCACATCCCTGAAATCTGGATGGTGCGTGACGAGGTTATGGACGCCGCGGGGCGTGAATTAGTTCCTGAAGCTTTGGCAGCACTTAAGCGTGTATTGAAGTCTGACAGTTCCCAAGCTATCAAGGCAGCTTCGGACATTCTGAGTCGTTACGCGGAGCCTGTCCGCAAGAGTCCCATTATAGCCACGCTAAAAAATCTCTGGGATGCATATCATCACAATTGACATTGATATTAGATAAAGGAGCCATGTAAGGCACGCTAGTAAGTTGACAAAGTATTTAGCATCCTGTATAATTAAAATATGGATACTTCAGAAACTTATATAAAGATGTGCGTGAAGGCAGAGGAAATACAGAAGGCATGGAAACCTCAAGGTGGCGATTATTATCTTCATAATTATAGAAATACAACGGGATTTAGTCGTGAGGCAGAAAAGCAAATTTGGGGGGATGCTGACGAAAAGTGGCAAACGATAGAGATTTTATGTTACAAGCCAATGGAGGATAAGGATTGGTTTGTTTCAACTGCTGATGGCCAATCACATGTTACATCGGTAGCTGACCTTGTAAGACATAATTGTATCTGGCTTCCCCGCGAAGACCAATTACAGGAGATGGTGGGGAATTACGAGAAATGTTGTGATGTAATCTATGAGTATTTAGACGCTGGGGTAGGTAGTGATATGTCTCCGCTCTGGGAGGTTGGATTAAAATCTTTTAAGCAACTCTGGCTTGCTTTTGTGCAAAAGGAACTTTACAACAAAGTTTGGAATGGCGATGATTGGAAGGCACGCTAATGAAACGAATAAAACCACACACCATACACGCTGGGGAATCCAATATTCGTAGGACAGTTATCTTTGGACTGGTATTGATAGCAGTTCTGCTAGGAGTTATGGCTTGGGGGCTGACCTGGATTGGTAAACCCTGATGAGCACGCTTGCTTTATATTCGTACAGTCTCTTTACGGCAGTTATCATCTTCGCAGTATTATTTATACTAATGAATCGTTTCCCTCCAACTCATAGATTCTAAGGCAGTCTATAATGAGCACGCGTCAGTCTCTTATACCCTCTAATGTTCGTCTTTCGCAGAAAGAGTACATCAGAGTTTTATCCAGTTTCCCCCCGGGGGAATCTTGTCTAATCAATTGATTCCTATTAACCTACCATCAGTCTCCCTTTATAAGAGAAATGCAGGGCGGGGAGAGCGGGGAGGCTTGCCTGCTTGCCGAGTGATAAACCCTGGGGTCTTACTTGTTCTCGGAATTCGACTGAGTATAATAATGCATAATTGTGAATGGTGTGGAAAGGATACTGGTAGATACGGTGGTAACGGACGTTACTATTGTAGCCTTGAATGTAGCCACCAATCTAGATTATGCAAAACGAAACTTAGGCATAGACACTATTTATATCTCTTTGGCGAAGATGGTAAACGGCACGCTGTAAGAGTTAATAAACGCCCCCGTCCTGATGCTTGTGAGTTATGTGGCGATGTAGATACTAAACTAAATTACCATCATTGGAATGAAGATAACCCCTCGTTAGGTATGTGGCTATGTACGCCTTGCCATTTTAATGTAGAAGCCTATGAGCATGGCAAGATAGATAAATATCTGGATTTGAAAATTATGATTGAATCTCAACCAGTTGTTGATAAGGGCGGTGGCGTGGTGGGGTCTTGCTTGCCCGTCGAACGCTAAACCTTATTAGCACATATATTCTAAGGGTATAATACCAATACTACTCATACTCTCATAGCTAACTCCCTTATATAATGCAGGTTATAAATATAGACTTCGCATAACTTAAATAAACTAGCTATGAAACCACACCATGCCCTGTTGGTTCACTCCATAATAGGGGGTATACGGTAGTTTATTCACTGGAAACTGAGGAAAGCTGCAGGAATACCCTTCTTCAAAAATTGGGAAGTTTTTTCGTCCTAAAGTTGTATAATCCTGAGGAAGATGATATAATACATATATGCCACAGTTAAACGAAATAAGAATAGCGAAGGAGCTAGGTTATAAAGGCACTAATAAAGTTATCTGGTCTGCATGTGAGAAATGCGGCAAAGAGCGTTGGGTTTTTCTAGTTAAGGGTATAGCGACAGATAGATTTTGTCATCCCTGTCAACGTTACGGAAAGCGAAGATATATTCCAAAGGAATTTAAGAAATGCGGCTCCTGCCAAAAGATATATCCTTATTCTCTCATTTATTTCAAAAGGCGCAAGTTGATTAAGAGTGGGCTGGGAAATACATGCCGCCGTTGTGCATCCAAGCAAAAACACGAATACAGAAGAAATAATTTAAAGGCAAGGTTATCGGGTAATATATCCCTCCGAATTTCGCAAACTTTACATGGCAAAAATGGGCAACACTGGGAATCCCTGGTTGGTTTTACTATAGAGAAATTGATAAAACATTTAGAAAGTCAATTTAAGAATGGTATGAATTGGGATAACCATGGAGTGAGAGGATGGCATATTGACCACATAATTCCCATAGCCGCTTTCCATTTCACTTCGCCTGATGATATTGACTTCAAGCGGTGTTGGGGATTAAGCAATTTACAGCCATTATGGGCAGAAGATAATGTCGCTAAAAGTTCTAAAATTCTGAAACCATTTCAGCCAAGTCTAATCTCTTCTAAAATCGGGGAGTTTTAAATCAGATGAAGCAAGTCTCACTTTACGATATGCATAAGGCTACCAAAGCTAAAATATTAGAGTGGTTACCATTTGAATTGATATGCGATGGCGAAGTTATAGCTGTTGTAAATTCCCACGATATGCATACAGCTAAACACGATGTGCACAAAGCTACACACCATGTCGCACAAGCTAACGAAGTTGGCAAGGCGGATTTCAAAAAGAGTTTATGCAGGCACGGGTTGATATATTGTTCGATATGCAAATGAACACATTGGTACACATTATCTGCGGTTGCATAACCGTCTTGGCTGGTTATTTTCTCTATCCGTTATTGGGTATTGGGCTTTGGATTAGCTTTCTGGTTATCGAGGTTTGGGACAAAGAAGAATGGGCGAGTTCAAAGTTTGATTTTTGGGAGTTTGTTCTGGGGGTGTTCTGCTGCAGCGCGGCGCTTTTGTTTTTAAGGTTTTAGGAGGGATATGAATGAAACAGTAAAAGTTGATTACAGATTCGGGGACATCTGGGACATTCGGGATTTTATCAACCCACATTTAAACACTGTCTTTCTCAATACGGGTGACAAGCGTGTTGAAGACGTGGCTGCCTTCATACGTGATGAATTCACCTATCCTCTTATAAATGACAATCCCAGCGCTGATGGCCAGCTCAGGCGCTATCACAAGTCGCTCTTCAAATATCATTTCCAGAAGTGCGTTTATTATATGTGGAGCTTCCCGCAGGAAGTTTTAGCGCAGAAACTTGGAATCTGTATAGACACAGCCAACCTGGCTACAAGTTTGCTTGTTCCTAATAATGCGTGGTGTTGTCTGGGTGAGGTAAGAGCCATTGATGGCAATCTTCTCGGACTTCACGCGTGGACGGAATTCCCCTACAAGGGAGAGCCAACCATCATGGAAACCACTATCCATAAGCCCGCCAACACCTTGGTGCCCGTAAAAGACGCCTATGATAAGAATAGTAATTGGGCGATAAAGGGCGGGGTATATTACGTTGAGCAAGCACGGTACAATAATACGACTTTCCATGGAGATTCGGGCATTGTTGCTGTGATGGGTTTGCCAACAAAAAGAGTGTGGCTGTTTGGCCTTGAGGAAACAAAACTTTTCCCAGCCAAAAAGTTATATCGAGAGTGGGAACGAGAGGAACGGTGGAAAACAAAATTGCTGGCGGAGGCGTATAGAATATGATGGGTGCTAGAACCTGGAAAGAACTTAAGGAATGGGAGAAGGGGGAAAAGGGTAAAAATAAAGGCCTCGACAAAGCCTTCCCTCTCAGTAAAAAAGAGATTACAAAATCCTTGGAATCACAGATTGTGACCTTAAACTGATGGATGAAGTGCAGGGTCTGAGCAGGGAGTCCTTTAGGCGAATTATACAGTGGTGGAGGGATGAACCTGTTGTATTTGTGCGTGAGATATTAGGTATAGAGTTATGGAGCAAACAAAAAGAGATAATAGAAGGGATACGGGACAATCCCAGAATAACGGTGAGGTCATGCTCAGGAGCGGGGAAAACGGTAGCAGCAGCGTGCACGATATTATGGTTCTTGTATTGTTTCAGGCCCGCAACGGTGTTAACAACGGGCAAGAGTTTTCGCCAGGTTAAGGAACAATTATGGCGGGACATAGGGGCTTACCATAGCAGGGCGAGAATACCTTTAGGCGGGGACATCAACCAGACAAACCTTAACATTTCAGAGGATTGGTTCGCCTTGGGGTTTTCCACCGATGAGCCTGAGCGGATCACGGGATTCCACAACGAAAATGTATTAGTGGTGGTAGACGAAGCCTGTTTTGACGATAAGACAGAGATATTAACTCAAGAAGGCTGGAAATTCTTTTCGTTACTAAAAGATAACGATAAGGTTTTAACATTGACCAAACGGGGTCAAGGCGAATTTAAGAAACCTGATAAACTCATATCCCTCTCTTATGAAGGGGAAATGCTTCACCTACAGCACAGAGCTTGTGATATTTGTATTACCCCCAATCATAATATGTATTATGGGAGTTCTTGGGGAAAGTGGCAAATTAAAGAGGCAAAAGAGTTAAAGTCTGTTTTTTATTTGAAGCGTAATTTTAAGTGGCGGGGGAGTACAAGAAAGTCCTTTTTGCTACCTTTTATGAGGTTTTATAGGCAGAGATATAATAGGCGTTATGTAGATATAGGGGATTGGGTAGAATGGTTGGGCTGGTATTTATCCGAAGGTTCTCGTAATGAATACAAAGTGGTTATCTCCCAAAAGGACAAAGACAGATTAGAGGAAATAAAGAAATTATCAGAGAGGCTGGATTTTCCATGTAAGATTTATGAAAATGAAGTTCATATTAGCTCACAGCTCTTGGCTAATATAGTGGGGGAATATGGAAATGGGGCTTGTTCAAAATTTGTTCCTCAATACATAAAAGAATTGCCCCCCAAACATATAAATCGGTTCTTATCTAGCTACCTTAAAGGTGATGGTTATATTAAGCAAGGCAGAGAAATTTACTATACATCGTCACCACAAATGGCTGATGATTTACAAGAGCTAATCTTAAAAACTGGAGATTGTTCATCGGTTAGGCTAAGGCACATCAGAGGTCAACGAAAATGGATAATTGACCATTGGGCTGAAAGTAAATCTGATGGTTATGTTATCAGCCGATATAAACAAGTTAGTTTAATCAAAGTTAGGCCTCGGAATATCAAAAAGGAATACTATAAAGGGAAAGTCTATTGTGTAGATGTCCCTCCGTCGCATTTGATATTTACCAGAAGAAACGGGCATTGTGTGTGGACTGGCAATAGTGGATTAAGCGATAATGTTTACGGAGCGATAGAGAATCCTCTATCCGCAGGGAATACTAAATTATTATTGTTGGGCAACCCAACGCAGAGCACGGGGAAGTTCAAAGACAGTTTTGCAAGCCCTTTGTACAAGAGCTTCCACATATCGGCCTTTGACACTCCCAACCTTTTGGGAGAGGAAGGTTATCCATTCCTGGTGAATGCCAAAGCCGTAGAAAACGCCAAAATAGAATGGGGCGTGGACAGCCCGCTTTATGAGGTTTATATCTTAGGCGAGTTTCCTTCTGGGGAGACTGACAGACTGATTCCCTTCGGGCTTGCCGAAGCTGCCATAATAGCGGAGATGAAGGAAGAAGGGACTGTCGCTATGGGGGTTGATACCGCACGCTTCGGCGATGATGAGAATGTTCTGTATGTCAGGAAAGGAAACAAGGTCGTATATCATAAGGTTTGGACTAAAGCCGATACGGGAACAACGATAAATCAGATTGCGTCCAAGATACGAGAATACAAGCCCTCCGTGGTCAACATAGACGAGGGCTACAACCCAGGGGTCATTGACGGACTTGTGGCTCAAAAGTTCAATGTGAACGGAATCAGTTTTGGCGGGCAAGCGAAAGACCCTAAAACCTTTGCCAACATCAGGGCTGAAATGTGGTGGGAGCTGGCCGAAAGGTTCAAGCGTGGGGAGATTCAAATACCGAATGATAAGATTTTATTGAAGCAATTGACGGACATCAAGAAGAAGCCTTTGAACAGGCTCGACCAGATTATTTTAGAGAGCAAGCAGGAAATGAAACAGAGGGGATTAAAAAGTCCCGACAGAGCCGACGCACTGGCGTTATGTTTTTATGAATTGCCACGGAAAAGCCAAAGTCCCTTATGGTGGGTAGAATTGGAGGATTAAAGATGCTGGAGAAATTGATAGATAAAAACCAGGCCTATTTCTGGACTAGTAATTGGCAGGAGAAGGAAAGGAAAGCTGACGAGGACATCAAGGCTAGTCGAGTTAAGGTATTTGATTCAGTCGAAGAACTTATCAAGGAATTAAATAATGGGAATTAGAGAATTTCTACGGATACGAACGCAAAAGAACCTAGCTAATATTCCGCACGCTCAAGGCTGGTATTGGAATATAAGCGGTGCTGGGGATTATGAAATCAGCAATAACTACAGCGGATTTGAGAAGGCTTACCGTGAGGAGGTGTGGGTTCAACGATGTATAAATTTAATAGCCAGTTGCGTGTCTTGCGTCCCTCTTAAATTGTATAGAGGTGAAGAAGAAGTAACTACCCATCCCATTTTGAAATTACTGGCTGATGTCAATCCCCTGACAATGAATTCCAGCGAGTTATGGAAGGCGACTATAATCGGGCTGAAAGTTTACGGGAACGCCTACTGGTATCTTGAAAGACGGGGAAAAGAAGAGCCGCAAGAAATTTACTGGCTCAGGCCGTCATGCGTCAAAATCATGCCTTCAACCGACACTGATAAATACATAGATCATTATGAATACATCCCTGGCACCAAGACGGCTGGTTATAGGTATAATCCGAGAGATATAATCCACTTCAAGTATTTCAACCCCGATGACGACTATTACGGGTTATCCCAATTATCTTCCGTGAGAGAGGCAATCTCTGCCGATTTATATGCGCAGGCGTGGAATAAGTATTTCTTCAAGAACTCCGCACGCCCCGACGGGTTCTTCATTACGAAATCCACTCTTACTGATGAGCAGAGAAAGATGATGAAGAAGTCCATCGAATCACAATTCAAGGGCGTGTCCAAAGCGCATACAGTCGCCGTGCTTGAAGAAGGGATGGACTATAAGCAGATTTCAACCACGCCGAAGGATGCCGAATGGAGCGAACTCAGGACAGCGTGCAGGGAGGCGATATGCTCAGCTCTAGGTGTCCCGCCTGTTATGGTGGTTGCTTTTCAGGCCGCTACTTATTCGACGGCAATTGAGCAAAAGAAGTCACTATGGCATGAGACCATAATACCCGAATTGAAATATCTTGAAGAAGTTCTAAAATGGAATCTAGTGCCTCAGTTCAAGGGCGCTGAGGGGTTAAAGCTACAGTATGATTTATTGAACGTGCCCGCCTTGCAAGAAGAAGCCAGCGATAAATATGAACGACTATTCAGGGCAACGGGAGTTCCCTTCTTGACTCCCAATGAAGCCAGGACGGCGATAGGATTGCCGAAACTAAAAGATGTCAAAGGTGCTGATGAATTATACACTCCTCTTAATATGATCATAGGTCAAAGTTAGTGGCAACAAAGAAGCAACTCGCTATTGTCCAAACTTTAAGGCGCTCATCTAACCAGGGCATCAAGGTCATGAGGCATGCCTTGAGAGGCTTCTTAACCGCCCACAAAGCGGAAATAATGAGACTTGCTCTGGCAGGGCAATGGGATGACATAGACAAGATTTTCAGTGACCTCCCTGTTAAAGTCAAGCCCGCCCTGGCGACAGTTTACGGTGAATCGGCGAATATCATTGCTCGGAGTTTGGGGATAGTTAAGAAAGCCGACGAGGATTGGGCTGATTTATTCGGCCCTGATGTAAGTTTTGATATATGGAATCCACGAGTTGTCGCCTTCCTAGAATCGCACGGCATGGAGCTTTCCAAGACTGTTAGCGAAGGTTTGAGGCATGCCTGTATTGAATCCCTGGCGGAAGGTTATAAGTTGGGCGAAAGCATCCCGCACCTGATGGAAAGGCTGGAGAAAACACTTACAGATTTCAGCCAAGCCAGGCTTGAAATGATTGCACGCAGCGAGACCCTGATGGCGAGCCAGAAAGGAGCTATTGAAAGCTATATTCAGAGCGGCGTGATTCACGAAGTGAAATGGCTGGCTACGGAAGATGAAAGAGCGTGTGATGAATGTTCTCTATTGGACGGTATGACATTCAATGTTAGCGAAGTCCCCGGGTTACCTCATCCTGACTGCAGGTGTACCGTAGTGCCCATAATATAAAATGAATAAATGGAAAGTATCGCATGCACGCGTGGACTCTACGGAACTTGAAGAGTTCCTTAAGAAGGGCTGGGAGCCGTTTGCCGTGAGCAACCAGGGTATCAAAATTTGGTTAAGGAAACAGGTTATATCTAAAGGAAAATGAGGAGATTGCCATGCCAGAAGTTACAGAAGAAAAAATAAGGATACCAGTTTTAGAATGTAAAATCACTGCCACGATAGATATTAGCAAGAAGGACGGAATTCAAGGTCTCTACTGCGGAGAGGAAAAACAGGTTGCTACCTATCTATTTGACAATAAAAAGTGGACGATGGCTGAGGCTAAAGAATGGGTAAAAGAACACATGCCCGCTAAAACAGAAAAAACCTGGGAAGTCCCCATATACAAATCTGAAGAGGAACGGTTTGTATATGGGATTGTATTACAACCCGACATTATAGATGCCCAAGGCGACACGGTCAACAAAGAGGAAATCGCTAAGGCGGCTCATTCCTTCATGGAGAATTGCCAGAAGATTGGAGTCCAGCATAACAAAATAGTTCCCCAGGTGAAGATTTGGGAATCCTATTTGGCGCCGCAGGATATGACAATTGCTGGGCAAACTGTAGTTAAAGGTTCATGGGTACTGGGTGTCCATGTCTTGGATGACGAGGTATGGGGTCAGGTAAAGAAGAACGAATTGACGGGGTTTTCAATAAAAGGTTACGCAAACACGAGAGGTGAATAATGGCAAGAATGTTATCTGACATAGATTTAGACGAAGTGAGCTTGGTAGACATTCCAGCTATCAAGCGTAAATTTCTAATTGTAAAAAGACAGGAGGCAAATATGGATGATAAAGAAACAAAGGATGTGACATTGGAAGATGTCAAGAGCAAGGGAATCTCTAAAGAAGGCGAGCACGCCAAACCCAAGGAAGAGACTGAAAAGGCTGGGGCTAAATTCTCTAAGGAAGACAAAGAGAAAATACGGGCTATAGCCAAGCAGATTCTTTCCTTAATTGAGGAAGAAATAGGGGAGGCTGTTGAGGTTAAAAAGAGCGAACTCGATTTAGACGAGATTCTTTCTTATGTAAAGACCAAAACTAAGGAATTGGTCAAATAGATTTTTAGGAGGTAAATAAATGGATAAGGAACTTAAAGACAAAGTTGACGCTGCTATCACGGAGGGCGTCAAAGAGGCAAGAAACGAAAAGGAGGAAATAGACAAGGCGGTCAAAAGAAGCGTCGCCTTTGCTCCTCCGCAAATCATACACAACAGGGGCGACTCCAAGACTTTCTCCTATTGCCGATTAATCAAGGCAATGGCAAGTGGGGACTGGTCAAATGCTTCATTTGAAAAGGAAGCCGTAGAAAAGGTGGCGGGTACTTTCCCAGAAGCTGGCATTTACGGCCCTACAAGCACGACCACGGCGGGTGGTTATCTGATTCCCCCGGAGTATTCCACGGAACTGATTGACCTACTAACTGCTCAGGCAGTGGTAAGGCAGGCAGGAGCTTCTGTATATCCCATGTCAAGGGACATTCTTTATATCCCTAGTATGACTGCTGGGGCTACAACCACATGGGGGCCAACAACTCAGGGCACTGCACTGACTGGAGATACGACTACCGCTTTCGGTCAAACAACCATAACGGCCAAGAAACTGTATTGCTTCGTTGGTATTTCCAATGAACTTCTGGCGGACAGTTCTCCCGCGGTGGAGGCTATTGTCAGGCGGGATATAGTTAGGGAATTGGCTTTGGCTGAGGATAAAGCTTTCTTGATGGCTCAAACAGGTGCGCCAGTCGGATTACTCTACACTCACGCCAATGGATATGCTAACTATGGTAATGGTACCACGGCGTTACTCCAGACCAATTACATCTATGCTGGTGGCAATGCCACAACGGCTGTGGCTGGTGGTGGAACGATAACCTATGATGATGTCATGGACGCCATGTACAAGGTCGAGGCTCAGAATGCAAAAGTTACTGGCTTTATCATGCACCCTCGAACCAAGAATACCTTACGC